TACGGGAGTTTTGAACAGAGTCGGGCGAAGGGCGAGATCATCTCGCTCTACCACTTTTTCTACGTGAACAACGAAGAGTACCTATACACGGACGCCGAGAGCGATTTCTCGACGACCCTGCCGGACCATACCTACAAGCCGATGCCAATTCAGCGCGGCAACATCACCACGTCCGGCTCGCTCGATAAATCCAGCCTTGAGATCCGCATGCCGGGAACTGCCGGGCTTGCCGATGCCTTCCGCGAGTACCCGCCGAACGAGGTGGTCAATGTCATCATCCGGCAGCGCCACCGCGACGATCCGGACGGCCAGGCGATGGTTGTGTTCACAGGGCGTGTCCTCGGCGCGTCGTGGGAAGGCAACGAGGTGAAGTTCAGCTGTGAACCGATTTCCACGGCATTGCGCCGCTCAGGCCTTCGCCGGCACTACCAGATCGGATGCCCGCACGTCCTCTACGGCACCCAGTGCGCAGCAAGCCGGGCGGCCGCCACGACGCCGGAGATCGTTGTGCAGGGGATCTCAGGCTCGACAATCTTCCTGCCGGTGAACTGGCTCCCCGAGGGTTGGGGCGCGGCCGGGAAGACCATGAGCAAATTTGTAGGCGGTTTGGTTCAGTGGAACTATTCAGGCTCCCTCGGCCCCGGCGTCCAGAAGCGCACGATCCTGAAACTGGTGGGGACTGAAGGAATCATGATGGCCGGAAAACCGATAGGTCTGGTCGAGGGTGATTCGGTTACGCTGACACTGGGCTGCAACCACCAGCTTTCAGATTGTCTGAACGTCCACAACAACGTCCCGAATTACGGAGGCCAGCCGTTCATCCCGGTCAAGAACCCCTTCGGCTGGACGAACAACTACTATTGATTGCTGAAAAATAGTGTAGGATAAGTCAACCTTTTGTGGAGATGTAACCTTGGCATTTTGGGTAGCCTTCTTAGTAGCTCTGGCACTGAACATCGTGTCGTACCTACTCATGCCCAAACCGAAGGCTGCCAAGCCGGAGGCTGCAAAGGACATGGACAATCCGACAGCGGAGGCCGGTCGCCCGATGCCTGTGCCGTTCGGGACCAACACAATTAAGGGGCTGAACGTCGTCTGGTTCGGCGAGAAGTCCCTGCGATCCTACTCGGTGAAATCGTGACGGAATACAACCCGATCATCCGCATTGACGACATCCGACTCGCGGGCTTCTGCGTGACCGGTGCGCGGCGCTGGTTTTCGGAACACAATCTGGATTTCCGCGACTTCATCAAGAACGGGATCCCTGCGAAGGACTTCATTGCGGCCGGCGACCAGCTGGCTCTTACCGTCGTCGAGCGAAAGAAGGCTCGGGAGGAACTAAATGGGTAAGAGTTCCGGCTCAGCAAAGATGGAAGTGACCGACTATTATATGTCGGTTCATATGGGTATTTGCCACGGCCCGGTCGACGCAATTACCGGCATTTACATCGGCGAGAAGGTCGCTTGGGAAGGTGAGGCTACGACCACCCAAACCATCGACATCAACAAGCCCGATCTGTTCGGCGGCGTCAAAAAGGAAGGCGGCGCCGTAGGCAATGTCGTTTTCTCGCCCGGGCCGATCGGGAGCGGGAACCTCATTCACGCCAATCTGGCCGCCCGTATGGGCCGCACCCAAGCGACGACGCCAGCCTACAACGGCATGGCCTATCTGTTCTTCATCGGCAATATCATGTCGACGGTCGGCGCGTTCCTGTGGGGATCCAACAGCCCGTACCTGAAATCGGTTTGGGTGCGTGTACGCCGCCGTTCAAATGCGTTTCCTGCGAAGGCCGGGGAGCCGAGCAACTATGCCGACATGGGTACGGAGTCTAACCCTGCTCATATGGTCTACGAGTGCCTGACGAATACCGAATGGGGCATGGGCGCGTCCGAAGATATCATCGATGTCAGCTCGTTCCAGGACTGCGCCAAGACCTTCTACAACGAGGGCTTCGGTCTTTCGATGCTGTGGACTCGCCAGTCTACGATCGAAAATTTCATCAAAGAGATCATCGATCACGTCCAGGCGACGGTGTTTGTTAACCCGCAGACCGGCCTGCTGACGATCAAGGCGATCCGGGGAGATTACAATTCGGCACTGTTGCCGGTTCTGGATCCGACCAATTGCACCGTGACACAGTTCCAGCGCCGCCTCTGGGGCGAGACCATCAACGAGATCAACATCTCGTGGACGAATCCGGCGAATGAGCAGGAAGAGACCTACACAATCCACGACCTCGCCAATATAGAGATCCAAGGGTCAATCGTATCGGATACGCGCAACTATTACGGCGTTCGCTCCGGCGAGCTGGCGGCCTATGTGGCTGCCCGCGATATCCGGTCTGCCGCGGCTCCGCTTGCCACTTTCGAGATCGAAGCTGACCGGACGATGTATTTCCTCCTCCCTGGTGGCGTCGCCAAGATCAACTACCCCGAGCTGAACATCGAGGAAGTCATCATCCGAATCGTTGATATCGATTACGGCCGCCCGGGCGACAGCAAGATCAAGATCAAGGCCACGGAAGACATCTTCGGCCTTCCGCAGTCCACCTACACGGCTCCGGACGGCTCGGGTTGGGTGGATGTATCCTACGACCCGACAGTCCTCGATTCGCTGAAGATCTTCACGCTTCCTGCCTATTTCGCGTCAAAGGTGGCGACCGACAACGCAGTGGCGGCTCTGGCCTATCCGGAAGTCTTCATGGGCGTGCTGCCGGTCACGACGAACCGGGATGCTCGATCTATTGAGCTTTACGGCGAGACTGTACTCCCCAACGGCACGGTCGAGATGGACTTGATGGGGACGAAGAGCATCATCCCTGAAGTGTCTCTTCAGGTTACGCTCACGGCCCAAGTCTCCACCACCCTGACGGCCGCCCAGCTCGGGCTGGCGTACATTACGGCTGGCACGGTTCCGAAGACCAATTCCTTCGCCTTCATCGGCGATGGGTCGGACGAAGAGGTAGAAATTGCGCTGGTGTCCAGTGTTGCGCTCGATTACAGCTCGATCACCCTGAAGCGCGGCGTTCTGGATACTATCCCGCGAGCCTGGCCGTTCGGCACCCGCATCCGGTTCGTTAACCCGGAATCAGTCATTGGCGACGCTCAGATTTTCTCTGACGGAAGCACCTTGTCTCTGAAGGCTTTGATGACCACGAGCAAGGGGACTCTGCCGCTTTCCAGCTCGCCAATCTACACCGGAGACCTCAACGGCCGCCCGCACCTCCCGACGCGCCCGGCTAATGTGACTGTAGGCGGTGTGGCTTTCGGAACCTATTACACCGAGTCGACCTCGGCGATCACCGTAACTTGGGCAACCCGAAACCGCACGACGGAAGACTCTCAGATCATCCTGTGGACGGACGGCGATGTCACTCCGGAGAGCGGCCAGACGACGACGGTGACTGTTATGGATATGGACAGGAATGTAATCACAACCCATAATGGGCTGACGGGTAGCAGTTTCTCGCTGCCTTACGCGTCGTTCGGTGGACGGGCAGCCGGGATTGTGAAGGTCACAGCCAAGCGTGACGGACTGGAATCTCTGCAGGGGCATGAGATCGTCGTCGGCTTCGGCCACGGTTATGGCATGGATTACGGCAAACGATACGGAGCAGTCTGATGGCAGAACGCGCACTACCAGGTTTGGGGCTTATCGGTTTCTGGGATCTTGGGGCTGACGGCTGGAAAGACCAGAATGACCAGAACCTTCTGAATCTCTCTGCTTTGACGAACCTGAAGGTTCTCAATTCAGTGACAACAGAGCCAGGTTCCCCGGTCAACGGCGACATCTATCTGCTCACTTCTGGCGCCAACGCCAACAAGATCGCAGTCCGAGATAACGGCGCTTGGGTTTACCTCACTCCGCGCACCGGCTGGCGCCTGTATGACGCTACGGCTCTGAAGTTCAAATATTTCAACGGCTCGGCTTGGGTCGATGAGATCCCGACCACAACTGGCGGCATGAACTTGCTCGCGGCAGTCACCGACGTAGCCAGTGTGGCGACAATCGACTTCACGTCGTACATCGACACGACCTACGACGTTTACAAGTTCCTGCTTCGGAACATTGCGCCGTCCACCTTCAACATGAACCTCATCATGCGTATGCGCATCGACGGTACGTGGATCGCTTCAGGCTCCACCGCCTACTACTACCACTACCATGAGCTGGCCGGGACGACAGAGAATACCAGCCAGAACACAGGCGGCTCCGTAGCCTTCATCAGCTCTGCCCCAGCAACGAGCGCGGCCAACTCTGGCGTCTGCGGCGAAGTTACGGTCTTCCGCAAACCGAGTCGTCACCAACGCTACCAAGCCGAGACCAGCTTCGGTTACAATAGCGGTGCCGGCTTGCTCAGCATGCGTGCGTCTGGCGGCTTGAACAACACGGGCAACCTCGATGGTGTCCGGTTCATGTTTAACTCAGGCAACATCTCTGAAGGCTCGATCTTTATGTACGGCCTCCGGAAGTCGGCATAGGTGAACCCATGAAAAGCGTAGCAATCCCCGCGAAATTCCTGAATATGGACGGAACCGTCCGCTCCAATCTCAGCGAAGCTGAGCAGAACGAGCTGAACACAATGTTCGGCACGCAGCCTCTGACGAGCGAAGACATCGCCGAGATCCAAGCGAATGAGGCCGAGTACGCCGGTCAGCACAAGGAGCGTCTTGAGCAGTACGCAGCTGCGCTGCGCTATCGTCTCGTGCAGGAAGGTTTCGACCTTAACGGTACACGGATCCTTTGCGACGACCGCACGACCCTATACCTGACTGCTCTGCGTATGAAGGCTGTCGGCAACCCGAATTTCTCCGTTAACTGGAAGACACCGTACGGGTTCATCCTGCTCGACGCGTCCACGATCATCACGGCTTCTGACCTGGCGCTGCAGTACGTGCAGTCACTGTTCGACCTCGAGCAGCTGTTGATTTCTCAGATCGGTTCCGGTGCCATCACTTCGATCGAGCAAATCGACGATGCTTTTGGGTCCGTGCAGTCACCACAATAGTGAGGAGTCAACATGAGTCTTCAACTTTCAACCGCAGTACGAAACGCAGTTCTGAATGTGGTGGAGTCCACGATTGGGGCTTCGCCAGTCTTGAAGATCCGAACCGGATCAGTTCCCGCAAATTGCGCCACCGCTGATTCAGGAACAGTCCTAGCAACGATGACTCTTCCGGCAGATTGGATGTCTGATGCGTCCAGCGGATCCAAAGCTCTGTCTGGCACATGGCAGGACTCCAGCGCTGATGCCACAGGAACTGCAGGTCATTTCCGCATATACGCCTCTGACGGCGTGACAGTACACGCCCAAGGGACGATCACCGCGACCGGGGCGGGCGGCGATATGACTCTCAGTAGCGTTTCGATCTCATCGGGCCAGCAGGTGTCTATCACTAGTTTCACACTCAACGCAGGAAACGCATAAGGAGAGATCATGGCCTACACCAACAACGCCGGCAACATGTACCAGGATATCAAGATCACCAATGGCGCTTCAGATTCAGAGGTTATCGACCTGCGCGGCGTGACTTTTACGGGTTTCATCACCCCTGCTGCGCTTACCGGGTCGAGTGTTTCTTTCCTCGGTTCTCTGGACAACACCAATTTCTACCTTGTCCGCAAACCGGATGGCGCTGAGCAGAGTGTAACACTCAACGGCGCAGGTATTTACAAGGTATCTCCTGCCGACTTTCTCGGTGTGACCTTCCTCAAAATTCGTTCTAACGCCGCTGAAGCCGCCGAACGACAATTGGTAGCTATTTCTGGCGACTATACGGAGTAAACGTGAGCCTGATCGCGGTATTACTCGGATCGAAAAACGCGCGACTGACAGGTCAACTGTCGTCGACAATCGCGCTCGGCGTGAGCGGAGATGGGTCTGTCACAGGCGACGCCCCTGCTACCGGAGACGCTTCCGGTTCGATAGCCCTTTCCGTCTCGTCCTCCGGCTCAATCGGTTCGTCATACGATCCGACGACAATTTCAAACCTTGTGGCGTATTTTGACTCTGCGGATCCGGCGTCGGTTACTGCGTCGTCCAACGCCATCGGTCAATGGAGCGACAAATCTGGGAATGGAAATCACGCCGTACAAACAACGACGGCCCAGAAACCAGTTTACGGGACCGACACTATCAACGGGAAGAATGTCCTCACCTTTAACGCGGATGCGGTACGAAACCTCATTCTCCCTGCAGGGGTGTGTTCGATCTTCACCAGTGCGAGCGAGTGGACTTTCTTCGCGGTCCACAAGACGACAGCTCCGACCGTCACGAACAGGGTGCTATGCGGCTTTACGTATTCAACTCTGGTGCAGGGTTTGTTTACCACTAGCACGGCCGCTTGTAACTCTCGGCAGACTTCGTCCAAAACTGCATCTGCCACAGGAGCCACTGACACTGGCGTCCATATCCTGGCCGGTCGCCGTTCTTCTGGAACTTTGCAGGCGTACCTCGACGGGAACACGAAGTCTGGCTCCAATACCGGCGTAAGCAGCACCACCATCACCGATATGTCGATCGGCGCGACAACAACCAGCGTGCAGGGGTATCTCGGGGATATTCTCATGTTCAACCGAGCGCTAACAGACGCTGAGTACAATTACATCGTAGCAGGTCTCGCAGCTAAGTTCGGTGTGACTGTGACGACACTATAGGTAGTTTGATTTTCTGGTAATCCACCGTATGGTGAATAAGCAACAACGGAGGGCAACATGGTAGCAGAGCCGGTATCACCAAATTACAAGATCCCAACGACGACTGCAGGTGTTATGGCTCAAGACCGGGCATTAAAGCAGCTCATCGGAATCGTCGATGCGAAGCTCTTCGCTCTCGAACAGGCATCAACCTGCACAATTGATCCCCACGCCTACGGCGCCAAAGGAGATGCTATCTCTTACCGGAACGGGGTCGTCAGTAACGGGACGACCTTTAGCATCCCGGGTTTCACATTCACAGCAGACCGTATTGGTCAAAACGCATGGATCGAAGGCAACCTTCGCACCATCGTTGATGTTGTCGACGGGAACGCAATTCTCTCTTCAGCGGTATCGAACGGATCGTCAAAACAATACCTGATCGGTACGGATGATACCCAAGCCTTTGAGGCGGCTATGCAGGTAGCCTCGAGCATCAACCTTCTCGTAGGAACCGGCGCGTCCTCTGAATCCTCGTGGTCTGGCGGCATGCCGGCAGGTGCCGTTGTGCGCCTGCGCTCCGGGCGAGCCTACATTGTGTGCAACACCCAAGCTCGCTACGACGCCGGTAAGTTGGGGGCGATCACCGTTCCTCGCCGATGCGGCCTCATTGGAGAAGCTGCCGGTCAGACTCATATCCATCTTGCCCCCGGCAATATCGGCCACGGTATCTGCAATGCTGGCGCGGCCGTGAGTGGCGGCGGCTGGGACGACTTCATGCAGCTGGGCAACTTCTCCCTGTTCTGCAACGGCGGGTTCCAGACCTCAGCATGTCTCGACGGCGTGTATTTCAAGGCTGCCTTCAATAATTACTTCAAGGTCGACAATTTCATGTTGATGGCAAACATCCGCGTGTTCGACTCTTACCGGGATGGGTTCTACATCTCAGGTCGTGGTGAAGGCGTATATTTCAACATTTTCTCAGAGTGGGCTGCCCGGTACGGCATCTTCATCGACGGCTACATGGATAGCCGATTCTTTGTCTGCAATTCTGGCGGCTCAAAGAAGACAGGTATCCGAATCAACCGCTCGGCCGCGATTCATATGACAAACTGCAAGAGCTTCTACAGCGGCGCCAGCGGCGGCAGCACGCCCGAAGACTGCGCCAACTTTGCTCTCCTGGCTGATAGTTGGCTCAACGGTCAGGTCGTACTCACGGGTTGTGAATCGCAGGAGTGCCGCGGCTCAGGGTTCTACATCAAGAGCGGTATCAATCAGCTCATTGGCTGCCTGTCGTCAGATCCGAGCCGTGCGGCTCTTACGGCTTCAGGCGCCCTCCCAGCCGTGCGTGCAGGCTTCCACATCGCGGCTGCAGCAAGCGGTACTGGAAACTCGAACTATACGGTCTTCTCGGGCTGCTATCACCGGCCGTCTCTGACCCTGAACTACAGCAACCCGGATGCGTCCATGTATTCAGGAACGCACGCCGTCTACATCGATTCCAACGTGAAGGGATGCAAAGGCACCATCTTCACGTTCGCTCAGGCGCAATATGATGTCGCGAAACTCGGCGGCCCCGGTATCACCAACCGGCTCAACGGCGAGCTGTCGATCGACGGGAACTTCCTGCCTTCAGATTGGCCGAGCGCCCCTACCATCACATCTGTAGTCTACCAGCCTGACTCATCTGCTCGCGTCACGTTCACAGCTCCAAGCTCTGACGGCGGCCGTGCGGTGCGCGATTATACAGTCCAGTATCGCCTCTCTTCGGATACCGTTTGGACGACGTTCTCAGATCCGATGTCCGACGCCCTGTATATCGACGTTACCGGTCTGACCACCTCTTCTGCGTACGTGTTCCGGGTAGCTGCCGCAAATGCCAACGGCATCGGAGCGTACTCGAGCGACTTCAGCTACACGCACAACCCGACTGCACCGTTCGCCATCACCGATCTCCGGGTAACGGCCGGCGCAGGTAAAGCCTATCTGGTTTGGACAGCACCAATCAACGGCGGCTCGGCCATCACTGACTATGTCGTCGAGTACAAGCCGTCTGGCGGTTCTTGGACAACATTCGCTGACGGGACCTCGACCACTGCGGCAGCGACAGTAACTAGCCTAACCAACGACACGTCGTATGATTTCCGTGTGTCTGCGGTGAACGCAATCGGAACAGGGTCTAGCTCTAACGTAGTTAGCGCGACCCCCCTGGCTGCGCTCACCAGCATCAATGACGCTAACCTCATGGCCTACTACGATCCGGCCGTGACAGCTTCTGTGGTTTCTGGAGACAGCACATATCTTGATACGCTCAAGGATCTGTCCGGCCACGGATTTGACCTCTCCCAACCAACGGCAGGTGTAAAGCCGACGATCAATCAATTGATCGGGTCTCAGAAGGCTCTAGGATTTGACGGCCTCGGTATGTATTTGCCAGTCCCGGCCGGCATCTATGGAGACCTGCCGATCGGCGATTTCACCATGTTCTTCACAGTCCAGCTCGATTCAGGCGGCGAGACTGTTACAAACGCTCTGGTGGACGCGGCCAGCAACTCTTTCATGCTCTATGTCCGTGGCGACATGAACGATGTCGTTGCGAAGGCCGGAGGAGCTGATACGGCGATCTCCAACGCCAGCGAACTTTCGGCACACGTTATTGCGGTTCGGCGTACCGGTTCTACCCTCAAACTCTACCTGGACGGTGTGAAGGCCGCCACAGACGGGGCAGCGTCAGACGTTTCCATGTCCTCGATGAACATCGGACGGGTGAACGCTGGTTACGGCCAGCTTAAAGGCCGCCTCGGGCCGATCGCTTTCTACGGGGCGTACCTATCGACCTCGGTGATGAACACGGTCGGTGCGGCACTTGCCGCCAAGATCGGCTCTACCTGGACAAACGCAGCGTCATAAACAACAGCGCAAGAACTTACAGGCCGCCCCTCACCGGGCGGCCTTTTCTTTGGGCAATCTTGATCTTCGGGAAAATCAACCGTATGGTGATAACACCACAATAAGGAGCTGACGAATGACGAAACTTAACCGGGAAGTGTTTTTCGCCTACGTCCGCAAGTCCCCCTTCGGAAACCGACTGACCCCCGATCAGGTAAAGGGGATGAACCTTATCCTCGATTTCTGGGAGGATCATTACAGTGACGGTGACCTCCGCAAACTGGCCTACATTCTCGCCACAGCCTTCCACGAGACGGGTGGTCTCATGTGTCCTGTGCGTGAAGGCTTCGCAAAATCCGACGCCCAGGCTCGTAAAATTCTGGCAAACCGAAAATACGCCAAGCCGATCGACGGTGTGGCCTACTACGGCCGCGGCCTCGTTCAGCTGACGTGGATCGAGAACTATGCCCGTATGGGCGACATTCTCGGGATCCCGCTCGAAGACAAGCCGGATCTGGCGCTC